GTTGCCAACTCCATCCGTCTTGCAGAAACCAAACGACCACCAGAATATGTTTGAGTTCGTTCACCAGACCATGCTCACTCTTGCGTTACATGGCAACGCATACATCTACGCACCACAAGGATCTGACGGGCTTCCAGTTGAGATGCGCAATATTCACCCCCGATCGGTCAGAGGAATCGTAGAGACCGACACGGGCGAGTTGCTCTACGACATGGGCAAGGTCAAATATTCCTCGAAGGATGTTCGAGCGATTCACTGGATGCTTCTCCCGAATCAGCGCATCGGTATTTCGCCACTCGAAGCGATGCGCAACACTGTCGGAACTGGTATCGCAATGGATCGCTTCCTTGCACAGTTCTACGGTGAAGGTGCAACCCCATCCTCAGTACTTGAGACTGACGGTTCTCTGACTAAAGAGCAGGCGCAGCAAATCCGTGACGCATGGATGGAAGCGCACAACAAGCATCGCAAGCCAGCCGTGTTGCAGGGTGGATTGAAGTGGCGATCCATCACTACGAGCGCAGCAGATATGCAGATGCTCGAACACAAAGAGTCCATCATTCGTGATATCGCTCGTGTCTATCGAATCCCACTGCACCTCATCATCGGTACTGGCGGAGACTCGCAGACCTATCAGAACATCGAAGCGTTGGGTTCAGCGTTCTTTAAGTATTCGCTTCTTGGATGGGTGCGCAGACTGGAGTCCTGCTTCAGTGAGATGCTTCCAGCGTCACAGCAGGTGCGATTCAACCCAGAGGAATTCCTGCGAGCAGACCTGATGACCCGTGTTCGTGCGCAGCAAGCGCAGATCATGTCTGGCACGATGACCCCGAACGAGGCTCGAGAGATCGAGAACCGTGAGCCATATCAGGGTGGCGACCAGTTCGTTATGGGTGTTGCTGGCGCACCGATCGCAGGCGTTGAGGGTGGAGACCTGCCAACTCTGGGAACGGATGACCTGCCACCAGAGCGCAGCCTGCGGAATATGCAAACGATTCAGCCCGTTGTTATCAACGAAACTCCGCAAGATATCTCGATCAACCTGCCTGAGCAGCGTGTGAATGTGGAAGCACCGATGGTCACTCTGCAACCGCAAACCATCAATGTGCCTGAGACTGTAGTGAACTTAAACCTTCCTGAACCGAAGATCGTGCGCAGGAAGTTAGAGCGTGACGCTGATGGTCGCATCATGACGATCATCGAGGAAAGGGTTGATGAGTAATGGCTGCTGGTTTGAGTTCCTATCTTGCTAACGCTTGGCTTGATGCGCTTGGCAACAACACTTCGTTCGCTGTAACAACGGTCTATGTGCAACTTCATGTTGGTGACCCGTCATCTACTGGCACAGCAAATACTGCTACTGAGACGACTCGCAAGAGCGCATCATTCTCCGCAGCCTCGTCTGGTGCGCTCGCATCAGATGCGGATGTGACTTGGACGAACATCGCTGGATCGCAAGACGCCACCTTCTTCTCCGCTTGGGATAACAGCACCTCGGGCAACTTCCTGTTCTCGGGAACGATCTCAGGTAACCCGTACACGGCAGGCGATACCTACACGATCCCTTCAGGCTCTCTGTCTGTTTCACTGACGCTCGCAAGTTGAGATAAGCGATGAGCGTTCAACGCTTCACGCTTGACCAGTCACCGTTAGATGACGAAGCCTATGGGCTGGATGGCGCATCGCCAGCGTTCACGCTTGATACAAATTCGCTGGATCAGGGTGTTCTAGACGGCACAGACTTCACAACCATCGGTGTCGCAACGGCCTCGGCTTCGCTTACTGCTACAGCAGAAGCAGATGTAACTGTTGTTATCCAATCAATCGGTGTCGCAGAACTAGGAGCAGCGACAGCCACTGGAAGCGCAACGGTCGCACACACCGTCACAGCCACAGCCACCGCAAGCGCAACCGCTACAGCAACAACCGCAATCACAAACTTTGCAGTAGGGGACGCTCCGCTTGGATCGCTCTCCGCAACCAGCACAGCAGCAGTAACAGTCACTGCTAGTGCAGCCAGCAGTCTTGGCGTCATTAGTGCAGACGCAACAGCCACAGTCATCCATACCGCTACTGCTATCACATCAGCCGATCTCACTTCTACAGCCAGCGCAATCGTTGGATCGGTCAATGCAGGCTTCGCTCCGCTAGGTGAAATAACTGCAACCGCCACAGCGATCGTCACACCAGTCGTCAAGCCTGCTGGAGGTGGCGGAGGAATCAGATGGGTTGATGTTCAGCAACGACCACAACCCAAACCAGAACCGATTGTTCAACCTGAACCAGTCAAGGTTGAAGAACCGAAACCAGTTCTCAAACCGAAACCCAGCCCTGTGCGTGTAGTCTCTAGTGCAGCCTCTGCGGAGTTTGGTGCGCTCACTTCTGGTGCGTTCGCTAACATCTCGTGGGTTGCCGAACTAGACGATCTGGAAGTGTTGGAACTGATATGAAATCAACCGTTGTAACAGTCGGAACAACTCCAACAATTGTGGTGAATCCAGATGACCAGAACCGCTACATCTATGTGCAGATCGTTACCAGCGCAACTATCTACATCGGTGACAGCACAGTGACAACTTCTAATGGTCTGCCATTAGAGAAGCACACTTCTCCACATGAGTTCTTTCTTCCCCTTAAGCAGACGATGTATGCGGTAGTTACTTCGCAGGTTGGCACTGCCGATCTTCGAGTCATGACACCAGATGTGGACTAACGATGCCTTACGGAATCTCAGAGAACCAGAACGACTGCCCGAACTGGGCTGCGGTCAAACAAGAGTCTGACGGCTCGTACACCACGCTTGCCTGCTACATCACCAAGCAGGAAGCGATCGACCGAATGATTGCGCAGTCTTTGGCGGAGGAACTTGATCCATTGGGCGAGGTTGGTACTGCTCGTCAGATGCATGAGATGCCTGAGATGCCAGAAGAAGAGGAAGAAGAAGAGTCTGACGAGACACAAGAGATGATCGAGGGCTTGGCAGAGATGCAAGAGATGGGACTGAACCCTCGGCAATTCGTTATGTACGAGACGCTTGAGCAGATCGCTGAAGAGTTTGGTATGTGGAATCAGGGTGCAGGTGCAGATGGTGCGCACTACATGGCAGAGAACCCATTTGCCAGCGAGGGCATGAACTGCGCCAACTGTGTGTTCTATGAGGGTGGTCGCAAGTGTGAGATCGTTGAAGGGGATATTGCTCCGACTGCTATCTGTAAACTTTGGGTTATTCGAGAAAGCCTGATCCAAACCGAACCTGTCGAGGTTGGGCAGCGTGTTGAGGTTCGAAAGGTTGATCTATCTGCACCAGCGTTCATGCGAGCCTCAGCAAAGCGTGGCGTTGCGCTGCATGAGCAAGGCGAGTCGGGTGACGGCCTTATGCCACAGACCGTTGAGGATGCTCGCAAGATGGCTGCAGGACAGATATCGGAAGGCAAGTGGAGGAAGATCGCTCCGTGGATCGCTCGCCATATTGATGACCTTGACGCTGTGCAGGGTGATGAAATCACTGCTGGTTTAGTGGCAATGCTTCTGTGGGGTGGTGGCAGCACTAAAGAATCAGCAAGACGAGCGCAAGCGTATGCTGAGAGAGTTGTGGAAAGATTAGATTCTGGCGAGTAGTGTGAGGCGATTATGACCGATGTGATTCAGTGGATTTCCGCACCAGTTGACGAGAAGCGCACTATCGCTTACTCCAACCTTGAGGTTCGTGCAGAGAACGAAGGTCGCACCATTGTCGGTTACGCAGCAGTGTGGGACTCTCCATCAGAGTTCATGGGCTTCACCGAATATGTGAAGCGTGGTGCTTTCTCTAAGACGCTCAATGACGGTGCTGATGTGCGCCTTCTGATCGACCATGAGGGTGTTCCGCTTGCCCGTTCGAAGAGTGGCACTCTTGCCCTTGAGGAAGATGAGCGTGGCCTGCGTGTTGAGGCTGAACTTGATCCAGCCAACCCTGACGCTGCTCGCATCATCTCCGCTATGAAGCGTGGCGATCTCTCACAGATGTCTTTCGCATTCCGTACCGTCAAGGACTCGTGGAACAACGATCGCACTGTGCGTGAACTTCGAGAGGTGCAACTCTACGATGTGAGCGTTGTGACCTTCCCTGCGTATGAGCAGACGGTGGCAGAGTTGCGCAAGCGTCAAGACACTGTTACGGTAGAGACGGTTTCTACGCTCGCTCTGCGCAAGTCGCAGATCGCTGTGCAGAAACTTCGCAGCCGTTAGACAGCCGATCCCTGCAGGATCACTGACCTCCTAACACTGAAGGACAACAACAATCATCTATTGACGACCATTGGAGGTCATCATGTTCAGTAAGTCACTCATTGAAAAGCGTGACGCTGCTCTCGCATCGGCGGAAGCCATTGTTGAGGCTGCGCAGGCTGAGGCTCGTGAACTCACCAAAGAAGAGGATGCTGCAATCGCTGCATCGCTTGACGAGGTTCGTTCGCTTGACGAGCAGATCGCAACCCACACCGAACTTGAAAAGCGTTCGGCTGAGGCTGCAGAACTCCGCAAGGAGAAGAAGTTTGAGCAGGTTGCTTCGCCAGCAGTCGTAAAGTCTGAGGCTCGCACCTACTCCCCGAACAGCGATCACTCGTTCATCGCTGACGCATACGCTGCGCAGATCAACGGAGACTTCTCCGCTCGTGAGCGCATCGCCCGTCACATGAATGAAGAGCGTGTGGAGCGCCGTGATGTGACCAGCGCAAACTTTGCTGGTTTGATCGTTCCGCAGTTCCTCACCGATCTCGCTGCACCGTTCGCTCGTGCAGGTCGCCCAGTTGCAGATGTTGCTCGTAAGCACCAACTTCCTGCCTCTGGCTTGACGCTGAGCATCAGCAAGGTCACGACTGGTTCGTCAGTCGCAGCCCAGACGGAAGGCGCAGCCGTTTCCGAAACCAACATGGATGACACCAAGTTGGACATTTCGGTGAACACCTACGCTGGTCAGCAGAATGTGAGCCGTCAGGCTCTGGAGCGTGGCACGGGTGTGGATGCACTTGTGATGGCAGACCTCGTGTCGGCTTACCACACTGCACTTGATGCTGCACTCGTCACGGCAACGACCAACACGATCACGCAGGTCATCACCTACACCGATGCCTCGCCATCGGTTGCTGAGTTGTACCCCAAGTTGTTGGATGGCGTTCAGCGCATTCAGACCAACTTCTTCGGAGGTCCGAACTTCATCATCATGCACCCACGCCGTCTGGCGTTCATCCTTGCAGCGGTTGATAGCACGAACCGCCCACTGGCTCTCCCAGTTGGCAACGGTGCTTTCAATGCTGTTGCAGTGGGTCAGGGTTCGGTTGTCTATGGCAACAGCGGTTACACGATCGCAGGTCTGCCTGTCGTCACCGATGCCAATGTCACCACGACCAACGGTGCAGGCAGCAACGAGGATGTCATCATCATCGGTAACACGCAGGAACTGCACCTCTGGGAGCAGGGTTCTGGCGAGCCAATGATGCTGCGCTTTGAGCAGCCAAAGGGTGCTGAACTTGATGTTCAGATGATTGTCTATGGTTACGCAGCCTTCACTGCGAACCGCTACCCCAATGCCTTCGCATTGATCGGTGGAACTGGACTCGTCACCCCGACCTTCTGAATCTGATTCAGAAAACAATTGCAGTGGTGCTGGTAGTCTCTGGACTGCCAGCACCATTTGCATTTCAGGAGATGTTTAGATGAACAAGCAGATTGAAGCGTTACTGATTGAGCGTGAAGGCTATGTGCGCAGAGGCAGACAGGATCGGGTGAAGTCTGTGGATGAGGCGTTGCGCCAGTTGGGGTATGGCTCTGCTGTGCGTGAGTCTGAGCCTGTTGAGGTTGCTGCTGTTGAGCCTGAGGAGAGGGCTGTTGTGAAGAAGGCTGTGAGAAAGCGCAAGGTGTGAGATGGCGATTACAAATGGGTATGCGACTCTTGCTGAGGTGAAGGCTGCTCTGCGCCTCACTGACAGCGTGGATGACTCGCTTCTGGAACGAGCCATTGAATCTGCTTCACGCCGAATTGATGGATACTGTGGTCGCTGGTTCTACAAGACCTCTGCCACAGCAGTGAACATCTACCCAATCAACGAGTATCTCGTTGCGTTTCCTGACGATGTTTCCAACACAAGCATCACGATCAAGATTGATACGAACGCTGATGGCACTTATGCCACGACTCTGACGCAGGGTGTTGATTACATTCTTGAACCAACTGATGCTGCGCTGCGAGGCTACCCATACACTCACGCTCGCATGGTTGGCGGTCAGACCTTCCCTCTGGAAGTAACTCCGTCTTTCCCAACGGTTCAGGTCACAGCGCAGTGGGGTTGGAATGCTGTGCCATCTGATGTAAATCAGGCCTGCGTCCTTCTCGCTATGCGACAGTTCGCTCGCCTCAACGCTGCGCTCGGCGTGGTCGGTTTCGCAGACATGGCTATCACCGTTCGTGCGGTCGATCCCGATGTGCGAGACCTGCTCAACCAGTATGTGAAGTTCGGTGTGATCTGATGGCAGCAACCGTCTCTCAGGTCGCCACAGGGCTGGCAGCGAGGCTTGGCACGATCTCAGGCTTGCGCACCTTTACCTATCAGCCAGAGCAACTCAACCCACCTTTCGCTTTCCCTGTGCTTAACGGAGTCCGTTATCACGCTGCGTATCAGGGTGGCGATGTGGTCATGGACTGGACTGTGAATGTGGTTGTCGGTCGCTATCTGGATCGAACGGCACACGCAGCGTTGGATGGGTATTTGTCTTACAGTGGTGCAACTAGTATTCGTGCAGCATTGGAAGGTGACCTGACGCTAGGTGGCGTGGCACAGACTTTGGTAGTACCATCTGGTGCAGACATAACAAGCCTTAGTGCTGGAGAGGCAGAGTTCCTGCAGATCCAGTTCTCGGTCATCGTTCACGCATAAGGAAGCAACATGGCAACTTACAAAGTTCTGAGTGACAACTTCTCTCTCGGTAAAGAGGGTGAAACTGTGGACAGCAAGGTGCTGGACGGGTGTAATGTTGAGGCGTTGATTGAGGCAGGTCATCTTGCTGAAGTCGCAAGTAAAGTTTCTAAGCAAGCATCGAGCGAACAGGACAAGTAATCATGGCAAAGGTCGTACTCACTAACGCAAGCATCACGATCAACTCTGTTGATCTCAGCACCTACGCCAACAATGTTGAGTTGGTCTACGAAGTCGATTCTGTCGAGTCAACGGCGTTCGGTTCTGGCGGACACACCTTCGTTGGTGGATTGCAGAATGTCTCCTGCAACATCGATCTGATGCAGGATTTCGCAGCCACAAAGGTCGAGGCAACGATCTATCCTCTGGTCGGCACGACCACGACCGTTATCATCAAGGCTGACTCTGGTGCGGTCTCGGCAACGAATCCGTCCTACACGATCACTGGGGCATTCTTGGCCTCGCACACACCTGTGGCAGCAGCCGTTGGTGAGATGGCGATGACCTCGCTGTCGTTCACTGGTGGAACGCTCGCTAAGGCAACCACCTGATAATTTCATTCAGTAACAACTAGAAGGAGAAGCGCATGAAGATTGCGTTGAAGGTTGTGTTCAATGACGGAACTACACAGGCTTGTGATGCTGTGTTCGCTGACTTTGTGGCTTTTGAGCGCACATGGACTCGTAGCGTTGCGAAACTCGAGCAGGACTTGAGGATCACTGATCTGGCTTGGCTGTGCTGGCATTCGCTTACTCGCACCCGTAAGACTGCTTTGAAGTTCGATCCAGACTGGATTAACACGGTGGAGACGGTTGAGATCCGTGAGGAAGAACCTCAGGAGAAAACGGTTGAGCAGTTGATGGGGCGTGATACCCCAAACTCGGAGCAGACTCCACCCATTGGCTGATTGCGCATCTTGCGCATGAGTTCCATATCCCACCTTCGTCTCTCTACGAAGAGAGCGATGCGATGATTCAGGTGATGCTCGCCTATTTGAAGCAGCGCAACGAAGGCATCAGGAGAGCGCAACGCAGGGGATAGTATCCTTTGCCTTATGGCTAGCGATCGCATCAGCATTGAGGTTTATGGTGTGGCTGAAGCCATCAAAGAACTACGCAACCTTGAGCCAGAAACCTACAAACGGCTTACTAGCGATCTGCGAACTTCTGCTGTTCCTGTTGCCCGTGCGGTCGGCAGCGAGTTCCCTGACGAGCCACTGCTCAACTGGGGTGGTACTGGTGAGCGAGGCAAGAACAGGTTTCCTTCCTACAACGCTGCCCAGTCAAAGGCACAGGTTAAGCCTGCTGTCTCAACACGCAAGCCGAGAGCAGCCAATACCTACGGTATCTTGAGGCTTCAGCAGATGAGTCCTGCAGGCCAAATCTATGACTCGGCTGGATCGGTTACGAGAGCCAGCAAAGAGACGGTTGGTGGAAAGTTCATCATGAACTTGGATAAGCATTTGCGCACCAAGAGCAAGCAGGGCAGGAGTCGTTCTCGTGTGATGTATCCTGCTACAGAGAAACATCTGCCAATGCTGCTCCCTGCTATTCAAGAGTCTGTGGATCGCACTGGCAAAATCATTGAGCGAAACATCAACCAGTAAGGAAGAGCGATGGCTGTCGGCGTAAATATTGTCAGTCAATTTGACGCTAAGGGAATCACTAAGGCGATTAAGGATTTCAAGGCTCTTCAGGGTGCAGGCAATAAGGCGACCTACGGGTTGCGCACTTTGGATAAGGCAGCCACAAATATGGCTGTCGGTTTGGCGAAGGTGGCTGCTGCTGGTGCTGCTGTTGCTGGTGCGATCGGTTACAAGTTGGCTGCTGCAGCGTATGAGTCGCAGAAGGTTATGGCTCAGACGGAGGCGATTGTTAAGTCTACGGGCGGTGCTGCTGGTGTAACCGCTAAGCAGGTTGCTGCGCTGTCGGAACAGTTGTCGATGCAGATCGGTGTCGATGACGAGTTGATCCAAAAGTCTGCGAACCTTCTGTTGACCTTTAAGCAGGTTCAAAATCAGGTCGGTGAAGGTAACCAGATTTTCAATAGGGCTGTTACTGCTGCACAGGATTTGGGAAATGTGTTCGGTTCTGCTGACGCTGCAGCAATGCAGTTGGGCAAGGCGTTAAGCGATCCAGAGAAGGGCATCACCGCTTTGCGTAGGGCTGGTATCAACTTTACCGAGTCTCAGAAGGAGCAGATCAAGACACTGGTTGCGTCAGGTAACACGCTGGAAGCACAGAAGTTGATTCTGGCGGAGGTTGAGTCGCAGGTTGGTGGTACTGCTGCAGCGTCTGCTACGGCCTTTGATCGGATGCGTGTCGCTGTCGGCAATGTGGCTGAGCGATTTGGTGCGCTGCTCATCCCATACATTGAGCGTTTCGCAAACTTTGTGATCGACAGTGTCGTTCCATACATGAACCGTTTGGCAGATGTGATCGGGGAGGACGGTCTTGGTGCAGGTATCAAGATGCTGGCCTCGGACTTCCTGAAGTTCACAGGGAATATGGGTGCGTTGGGGAACACGATTCTGACGGTTGTTGCAGCCTTTACTGCGCTTCGTCTTGTTGCTATCGCAGCAACTATCTCTCAGACGATGTTTAATACTGCGCTATTGGCTAACCCGATCGGAATTGTTGTGGCCTCGGTTATCGCACTCGGTGTGGCGGTCGCTGCTCTCTACATCAAGTTCGAGGGTGTCCGTAAGGTGGTGAACTCGGTATTCAACTTCATGATCGGGATGGTGCAGAACTTCCTCAATGCGTGGATCAACTTCATCAACCTCGCAATCAAGGGCATCAACCTGCTGATTAAGGCAGCCAACTTCTTCGGCGCAGACATTGAAGAGATCGGTGAGATTGGTGAGTTGGCGTTCGGTCGTATTGGTGCTGCAGCCACGAATGCCAAGAAGAAGATCGGTGGTGTTGCTGAGGTTGCTGGTGCGATGGCGGAGAAGGAGGGTGGCGTAGGCCAGATGATTAAGAAGTTAGACCTCGCCAAGCAGTCGATGAATGAACTCGGTGGTTCTACTGGTGGCGTGACGAAGGCGGTGGAGACCGCTAAAGAGAAGTTGCAGAAGTATGTGGATGCTCTGAAGGGTTTGACTTCTGCCCAGCGTGGTGTGCGTGACGCTAATAAAGCCACCCAGAAGGCCGATCAGGATACTTCAACCGTGTCATCTCAGGCACTGGTTCTGACTCGGATGAGGCTCGTGACGCTCAGACCAAGTTGGCTCGAGCGCAACGCAATCTGGAGCGTTCTGGTTACGATGTCGAAGCAGCCGTGTACGCCGTTAAGGATGCGGAGAAGGAACTTGCCGATCTGCGCAAAGATCCGACCGCCTCTGCGCAGGCTATTCGTGAAGCAGAAATCAAACTGGCTGAAGCCAAGTTGCGTGTGGCTGATGCGAATGATGCTCAGGCTGAAGCAACAAGGGATTTGCAGGAAGCACAGCAGAGCCTTGATGAAACTGTGAACGGTGCAAAGGAAGGTAGCGACCGTTACAAGGAAGCGTTGGATCGGTTGAATGATGCTAAGGCTGCGCAAGTGGATGCGTCTGAGCGTGTGATGGATGCGTTGGAGCGTGAGAAGGATGCGGTTGATCGGTTGCGTGAGGCTGAAGAGAAGTTGGCTGATGTTCGCAAGACCACCCCTGCAGCGATTATCACTCAGGCCGAGACGCAACTTTCTGGTGGCACGACCAGTGGGAATGCTGGCAGTGGTTTGGTTATTCGAACTGGCGGTGGGCAGGCGATTCCAGCAAGCCTCTTTGGTGGTGGTTCTGCGATACGAGATCGGATGCTTGACCTCATCCCGTTCGCTAAGGGTGGCATCGTGACCGCACCTACTGTCGGTCTGGTGGGCGAGGCAGGTAGCGAGGCAATCATTCCGTTGGATCGTCTGGGTTCAGGCATGACAGTGAATGTCACCATCAATGCTGGAATGGGTGTTGATCCTGCTGTGGTTGGTGATGAGATCGTGAATGTGTTGCAGCGTTACAACAGACGGAATGGTGCGTTGCCACTGAAGGTTGCATAATGGCTACAACACTTGCGTGGGGTGAGCAGATCACCGTTCTGATGGAGTTGGGGTTTGAGGTCAATAAGTTCACGCTTGATGATCCTGTGCTTGGCGTTCTTGATGGTGAGGGCAGGCTGGATGGAACGCTGATCGGTGACGATGTATCGGAATACTGTCGTCAGGTCACTATCAGTCGTGGTCGCCCAGACCAGTTGCAGAACTTCAACGCTGGAACTTGCAGCATCACGCTGAACAACTTTGATCGCAGGTTTGATCCAACGAATCAGGACAGCCCGTATTGGAATCCAGACACAGGCAAATCTGGTGTGACTCCTCGTAGGAAGGTCACGGTTCTTTCTGGTGGTGTCGCACTGTTCACTGGGCGCATCACAGATATTGATATTTCCTATGAGCCGAACCAGCCGACAGCGACAGAGGACAATTCAACGGTGACGATCACCGCATCAGATGATTTCGTGCTGCTCGCCAACACCTACATCGGCAATGCCATCACCCCAACTTCGCAGTTGTCTGGCGCACGAGTGACCAGCATTCTTGATTTGACTGAGGTGAACTATCCAGCGACACGAGACATTGACACTGGAACAGCCACGCTGGGCGGTGGTGCAACCTTTGAGATTGCTGCGAATACGAATGTTCTCACCTATCTGCAGGCTGTTGCCACCGCAGAGCAGGGTTACTTCTTTATTGCAGCGAACGGTGATCTCACTTTCACGGATCGTGTCGCAGCCTCATTCGCTTCAATCTCAGCAACCTTCTCTGATGCTGGCGGTATTGACCTGCCGTACACAGCCTTGTCTGTTCTGTATGGGCAGGAGTTCCTTTACAACAAGGTTGTGACCTCAATTGTTGATGGCACAGATCAGACTGCCAATGATGCGACCTCGCAAGCGAACTACGGTATCTCCACACTGAACCTGTCTGGGTTGCTGTTGGAGGATGATGCTGCTGCAGCCACGCTCGCAGCCGAACTTTTGGACAGATACAAGGAACCGCAGTATCGGTTTGACCGTTTGCAGACTCTTTACAATGCGCTTGATCCGTCTGATCAGGTGACGGTGACAGGCTTGGAGTTGGCTGATGTAATCACCATCACTCGTACCTATCCAACTGGTTCTCCTGCTTCGGTGACGGAGAGTTACAGTATTGAGGCGTTGCGTCATAGCATCACCCCGACAGAGCATCGGGTTGAGATTGAGTTGGCTGTTGCCGATCTGGTGTTCCCGTTCACGCTGGATGATGCGCTGTATGGGGTTCTAGACTCTACAAACGCTCTCACCTAACAGATACAATCGGAGGCACTATGGCAGGCGCAGGCGCAAAACTCTTCACTAGTGGATCGGTGCTGACTGCAGCGCAGGTCAATACCTACTTGATGGATCAAACCGTTATGCGGTTCGCTGACGAGGCTGCACGAACAGCAGCATTCGGCGGTGCTGGTGAGCCGACACTCGCATCAGGGATGATGAGTTACCTTGTTGATGTTGCGCAGGTGCAGGTTTACAACGGCAGTGCTTGGGTTGCTATCGGTGGTGGTGCAGATATTCTTCAAGTTCAGGTTTTCAGTTAGGAGCAGAGAGTGGCAACATACACAAAGACAAAGTTGAGTGCATCCACTGATGGTCGTGCCATCAAGGTTGCAGCGACCGCAACCGCAGGAACAACTATCCACACTGGATCGGCAACTGCTACCACTTACGATGAGGTGTGGCTGTATGCACAGAACACTGACACATCTGCAGTGAAACTCACCATTGAGTGGGGTGGCACTACTGCACCTGACGATCTGATTGAAGTGACTGTGCAGCCTGAGGCTGGCTTGGTGGCGATTGCTACTGGTCTGCTGATCAAGGGCAATGCGACTCCTCTTGTGATTCGTGCGTTCGCAGCGACTGCGAATGTGATCACCATTCATGGCTTCGTGAACCAGATCACGGCATAGGGGCTTTATGTCTCGCAGGCTTCTTGGGTATGTGAGTGCGCTGAGCAGTCAGGCTTTGACTCGTTACGGTTGGGCTTCTGGCGGTAACAGCAGCATCACCCCGTTCACTTCTGGTGGCTTCACTTACAACGGTGTGATCTTTACTTCTGATGGCACTCTCACTGTGACCACTGGTGGTTTGTTTGATGTGTTGATGTTCGGTGGTGGCGGTGGTGGTTCTGCTGGTCAGGATGGAACTAATCGTTCTGGCGGTGGCGGTGGTGCTGGTGGAAAATTGCAGACCACGATCTATCTTGCTGCAGGTTCGTATTCAGTAACTGTTGGTGCTGGCGGTGCTGGCGGTTCAGGTGGTGCTGGTGCTGCTGGAAGTCAGTGGGGAACACAAGGTGGATCAAGCATTATTGGCTCTGTTTGTTCAGTGGCTGGTGGTGGTTCTGGAATGAATCCATTTATTGTCGGTGTGAATACTCGTAACGCCGTGAGGGGCGGTTGTGGTGGAGGTGGTGCTGCGTACAACGGTGGTGGATCAACCACCTATCATCAGGGCGCATTGTCTATCTATCAGAACACAAATTATGGTTATGCTGGCGGTGATGGCGCACAAGATGGCGGTGCTGGTGGTGGTGGTGGCACGGCTGCAGTAGGTGGCAATCAAACAACTTCTGGTGCAATTGGCGGTGCTGGTGGTGCTGGAACAGATGTGAGTGCGTTCATTGGCGGTTCTGCTCTTTACAAGGGTGCTGGTGGCGGTGGTGGTGGTAACACTGGTGGTTCTGGCGGATCGTCTATCGGCGGTGCTGGTGGAAACTTGAGTGGTGCAGGTGGAGCAGCATCTGCTAATACTGCGTCTGGTGGCGGTGGTGGTGGCAATCCAAATAATTCCACTTCTACTGCTGGTGGTGCTGGTGGTTCGGGAATTGTTTATGTGAGATGGGCGGTGAACGCATGAGACCAAGTGGATATGTGAGTGCAGGTCAGGTGCAGCAGATTGCTTACACGCCCTACGGGAATGGATCGGGTGGTTCTTCTTCCACGATCACTTCATCTGGTCAGTCGTACACGCTTCTTACTTTCACAAGTGATGGCACTTTGACTGTGAACCGTTCAGGTTTGTTCGATGTTCTTCTTGTTGGTGGTGGTGGCGGAGGTGGTTCAAGTTCAGACGCTCAGTACGGCGGTGCTGGTGGTGGTGGTGGAGCAGTAGTTGAATCGACGATCTATATTCCAGCAGGAACCCAATCCATCACTATCGGTTCTGGTGGCGCAATAAACGGTGGTTCTGGTGGGAATGCTGCTTGTAACGGTGGAGTGTCTAAAGTTGGCTCAATAATCTTCGCCACTGGTGGCGGTGGCGGCTCGTCTTCTGCCGAAACTGGTACAGGCCCGCAAGCAAGGAACGGCGGCTCAGGCGGAGGTCGTGCGTATTTCAACGACAGCAACTATGGACTTCCCGATGGTTGCGGTTATGGATTCCGAGGTGGGACTGGCGGTGGTAGCGGTGGGGCTGGTGGCGGTGGCGGTGCAGGGGCAATCGGTGGCAATGCTTCTGGTTCATATGTCGGTGGTACTGGCGGTGCTGGTCGTGACATTTCTCTATGGATAGGGCAGTCTGCTGGTACTACTTACAAGGCTGGTGGCGGTGGTGGCACAGGGAACTCTGGTGGCACTGGCGGCACTGGTGGTGGTGGCAATCGTGGTTCTGCTGGAACGGCTAATTCTGGCGGTGGCGGTGGTGCAAATAATACTGGTGGTTCAGGCATCGTTTATGTTCGTTTCCGCAATAACGCATAAGGAGAAACTATGTCGCAGTATTTCGCACAACTAGATGAGAACAATGTCGTGACTCATGTTGCTGTTGTGACAGCAGAGTTCATGGCAGAGAATCCAGATCGCTATCAGGGTCGCTGGGTTGAGACCTTCTTTGACACCGAAGGCAAAACCTACGCAGGTGTTGGATTCACCTATGACGAGGACACTGAGGACTTCACTGCTCCTGTGACACCAGAGCCACCAGCCGATCCTGAGTGATCTGATGTGCGCAGGTCTGCCAGTTGGCTGATCTTTGTACCTGTTGCTGTTCTAGCGTTCGCTTCTCCAGCGCAAGGTGTTTCGTTCTCTGACTCGTTTGATGATCTGTCGCAGTGGACTGTTGTTCGCAACGGTGGGAACGGTGTTATCGCCAACGGTGCTTTGAGATTCTCTTACGGGTGGGGTGAGGTTGTGAGAAGCATCCTTGTATCTGAACCATCGCTCATCACTTTGACTGTCACTGTTGATAACAGTCAGACCAACAGCATCGGGTGGGGTGCGCCGATCGCTGACTCGTATCGTGTTGGGGTTGGTGAGAATGCGCTCGTATCCAATGAGATACATGGTGTTCGTTCTGTGTCGGTGTCTTATGAGGCTGCGACTGATGAGAGTGTGCTGATCTCGTTGTCTGGTGTTGATAACGGTTTCTGGGCTGGCTGGTATGGCACGGTGATGGATGATGCGCTGATCACAGTAGAACCGCTATCACCAGTAGAAGAAACGACAACGACAGAAACACCAGCAGTTTCATCTACCAGCGTTCCAGTATCCACAACGGTAGAAGAACCATCACCATCAACAACGCCAGAAACATCTTCATCTAGTCAGCCTTCTCTAACAGTTCTCGAACCGCAGCCCACAACCAGCACAGTGACGCATACAACGATCCCAGAAGAATCAACATCACTCCCACAAACATCATCGGTTCAGACTACAGAGCAGGTGTGGATTCCACCAGCAACGACCACCACCAGCACCACGACTACTTCCACGATCCCTGAAACCACCACGAGCCTGACCACCACAAACCTTCAGGAAACAACCACCAGCGCACAGGCCACAACAACCAGCCAGAGGCCAACCACGACCACTACCAGCGCAAGCCTCCCAGAGGCCTCTCAGAGCCTCCCAGACGCCAAAGAAAACCCGATGCCAACCCAGTCAACCCCCACAACTTTTCTTTCACCTGAGGCCGTTCCTGAGCCAGTCGCCAATGCACCAGAAGAAGTGAAGGAGGCATACGAGGAGCAGGTGAATATCTTTGATGGTGCGCACGAGGACTATGTGCCTGCAGGATCAACGATCAGTGTTGCGGAACGGCGCACGATTGTTGCAGCAACTACAATCCTCATGACTTTGCCAGCACCTGTGAGGCGCAAGACATGAAACGACTGCACGATTATCTCATTGAGAACGCATGGGTGTGGGCTGGCACAGGTCTGGTTCTGCTCACGCTCTCTGGCACAACGCTGCGTCAGGCTCTGTGGATTACTTGCCTCACTGTGCTGATACATTTTCTGGCGACCATGCTGAAGAAAGGCGATGATCAATGAAGAAGATGCAGGATGTGTTGGGTCGTATTCTGGCTCTGTTCCTCACGAACGCTCTCGGCGTTGTGACTGGTGCAGCAGTGATCGCACCCGAACTGGAGATCTGGAAGAGCGCACTGCTCGCTGGTGCGGTCAGCGTGTTCAAGGTTGTTGAGTCGTTGGCTCGTGCATCGGTGGATGGCACTCTTACTCGTGATGAGATTGATGCAGCGTTCGGTGCGTCACCTGCGAAGATCGCCAAGAAGAAGGCTGCACGATGAGCAAGCGACCATACACAGGCAACAAGGATGGTGCTGCAGCGTCTGAGCATCCTCAGAACACTGCTGTGTGGAAGGAACTAACGAAGGCTTATCCTGCGATCTGGTTCAATGGTGGTTTCGGGGTAAGAAATATGAGGGGGAAGGAATCGCTCAGCGTTCACGCAACGGGAAGAGCCTGCGATATTTCTTGGAGAAACATGGGTGATGGTAAGCGTGGCAAACCGAAAGGTGGTCGCAAGCAGGCGATGGCTGCGATGGATTATCTGGTGAAGAACGCTGATGCTTTAGGCATTGAGATGGTGATTGATTATTTCCCACAGAAGTTCGGTCGTGCATACAGGTGCGATCGTGATGCGTGGAAGAACTATGACAAGCCTGAGGTGCATGGTGCGCCGAACGGTGACTGGTTTCATTATGAGGTGGATGGAAAGAAATCTGCTCCGCAGATCAAAGAGTTCTTCGCTCAGAATCCACCGCCTGCGGTGACCGAGGCGTGACATGGATCAGGGTTGGGCTGCCATTGTCGTTGCTGTCATCACGACCATTGGTGGCCTTCTAGGAGTCTTGCTACAGACGATGCGCCGAGAAGCGAAGGCCATGCGTCAAGAGAACGCTGAGGATCATGCGATCGTGCAAGGTCAACTCCAGCGTATCTATCGCACAATCAACAGGGTTGATGATAAATTGGAGAAGCATTTAGACCAGCACAGAGAAGGGCTACCTAATGAGCAAACTCCTAAGCGAAATAAAGTCTGAACCAGCAGGGTTGGCTGGAAGGAAACCAGCAATCATCCAAATCAAACACCTGCTATCTGAGCAGGATCGCAAAGACCTTGTCGCAGCGTTTGATGATCCGCTAATCACAGGCCGAAGCATCGCAAAAGTGTTGAAGCGTCACGGCATCGAAATCTCAGAAGCAACTGTTTACCGTTACCGCAGCACAGGTATCTACCGTGAACTTGCGTGACGAGATCGCACAAGAGCAGCCCGACAGGATCGAAGAGTCACGGATACGCAAACAGAACAACCTGCTGCAGTCAAACAACGACAGACTCACGCTGCGTGTTGAGGAACTTGAGCGCACACTTTCTATCGTTGAACAGGTAGAGACAAAGCACATCGATCCTCCATCGTGGCTTGTGCCAGCGAAACCGAAGCGATCGGCAGCCACGCTGGTAGTGATGCTGTCCGATACGCACTTCGATGAGGTGGTGAACCCAGAGGAACTCGAAGGCCTGAACGCCTACAACCGTGAGATCGCTGTGATGCGTCTGGAGAAGTGGGCGCAGAATGTGATCAAACTCAGCAGGCACTATCTGTCGGGTGTCACCTATGACGGGGTCGTTGTCATTCTTGGTGGCGACATATTCACTGGCGACATCCATGAGGAACTCCAGATCACCAACGAGGACACAATGATCGGCTCACTGTTGTTCTGGTCTGAGCAGGTTGCTGCAGCAGTGCAGTTGCTCACGGACGAGTTCAAGAAGTGTCATGTCGTGAGCGTGGTCGGCAATCACGGTCGCACGACACGCAAGCCTCGAATGAAGCAGCGAGTACGCACTAACTTCGACTGGCTACTCGCCAAGATGGTGGAGCGTCACTTCAGCAAGGACAAGCGTGTCACCTTCACGATCCCAGAGTCTGCTGATGCGTGGATTCAGATTTATGAGCACGGGCATCTGATCACTCACGGAGATCAAGTTTCTGGTGGTGGCGGTATCGGTGGTATCTATCCACCGATCATGCGGATGCGAGCAAGGAAGCATCAGCGTTACATGGCAACAGGTAAATCGTTCCAGACGCTGTGGCTTGGCCACTGGCATCAATACATCTCCACCCCTTCGATGGTCGTCAACGGCTCTCTCAAGGGTGTGGATGAGTACGCATTGATCATGGGGTTCGGTTTCGAGCAGCCTCAGCAGGCGTTGGCGTTGATCACACCTGAGAAGAACATCACCTTCCAAGCACCAGTGTTCTGTGCGGATCGTAAGCGTGAAGGCTGGTGAGCGATGGGCTACAGCATCGTGTTGATCCGTTGGGCTGATGCGCACATGAGTGATTCAGGCTGGATCGAATTGGATGAGTACGAGGACGATGGGGAGACGCTTGTTGAGACGGTTGGGTTTCTGATTCCTGTTGGTGAGGCTGGAAGCAAGAAGGATCATGTGACTCTGTGGCAGACGCTTTGTGAGGATGAGGGAATCCATGCGATGCATATCCCGATTGGGATGGTGCGTGAGGTGAAGGTTCTATCTGAGAATGGTTTAGAGGGTTTACGCCATCTAAGGTAAGAGGCTGCAGCAGGTGTGTCCTCCTTCTCCGCACCTGCTGTTCGGGTTGAGCAGCCTCACTGCTGGTGGCGGTGGGGCTGCTCCCCACCCCGTTGCCCGTGAAAGCCCGTAACTACGCCATAATAATAGTCCTTGATATCGTCCTCGATATCGGCTATGATTCTGTTATGGGAGAAGGAGGAAACATGAACCCAACAGAGATAGTTGGCGAAGCAATCGCTACGCATGGCAGACCACTCTGGGTCGCCCATGTGCCAACGAACATCAGAGAGAAAGTTGATCCGAGGTGGCTCGCATCGCAACTAGCGACAGCGCATCGCTCACCAGACACGATCACTCGACAAGACCAATACGGAGACATACTCAACTGGTGCAAGCACAACCTCTTCGCAGAGGTCACGCTCACGCAACTGCAAGAGTTGTCAGGACTATCCGCACCAACGGTTCGCAAGTTCATTGAGAGTCGAATGGATGTGTTCCGCAAACTGCGGAGAGGCGTTTGGGAAGTGCGTGATCCGAAAGCCGATCGAGAGGCGGATCAACGATGACCACGAAGCAGGTTCGCTGGAGGTGCGAGCAGTGCCAACACGGGTTGCTCGCACCGATGCGTCCACGCAAGAACGATGTGCGCAGGTACTGCCTGCCTTGTTCATCCAAGACGGGAGTGCTGGTCGAGCGAGTCGCACCAACGCTGGAGAAGCAACGCTCTGCGAGGAAGGAGGCGAGCAAGAAGAAGGCGACCGCAAGGCGCAGACGGATCGCTGAACGCTCCGCACCGCTCAAGGCGCAGCAACGAATCAATGCGAGTCGTGCGATGATGATCGAGAAGGAAGCAGAGCGGATTTGGAAGTTGATGCAGCCGTACCACAACGGGAAACCGATCCCGAAGATCGTGATTGGGCGTGGACGCAATCACGGCAGCCAGCACGGATTCGCAAAACGCCACTCGAACCTCATACAAGTCAATGTCGATCGTGACCAATCGCCCAACCGAAGCAGACGAGTCTGGGAGGTGCTTGCACACGAGTTGTGCCACAAGGCCGTGCCACCGATCTACCGCAACGGCTCATGGGATGTTCACTCACGGGAGTTCTACCACTGCCTGCGAGATGCGTGGCAGAAGAGATGGAAGTGCGAGATCTCATTCGCCAGCGTTTCAACTTGGGGATACTCGGTTGACTACATCATCCAGAGGCAGGCCGAGCATCTGATTGATTGGATGCTGCCAACGCTCGAGGCCAGCGAGTCCGATCGGACGGTCGCAGCATGACCATCCAAACGATGTATGGAGTGCAGTGCGATACCTGTGGCTTCAGCAATCTGTTCACCCATTGGCGAGCAGAGTACGCACAGGAGTTTGTAGAGAGCGCAGGCTGGCATACCAACGGGGAGCAGCACACTTGCCCATTCTGTCTCGCCAAGAAACTCCGATACACCCCTGAAGCAAACTGATCGCAACCGACAAAGGAGAAGGCATGAGACTGATCAGCAAAGCACAACACGGAAGCAAAGAATGGCTGCTCGCAAGGTGGCGTGACGAGGAAGGCCGATGCGTGTTCGGTGCGTCCGATATCCCTGCGTTGATGGGAGCGTCCCCATACAAGACTCGAGGCGAGTTGTTTGCCGACAAGCGCAGCGAACCGATCGTGCAAGAAGAGAACGCAGTGTTCAGGCGAGGCAACATCCTCGAAGCACCGCTACTCAAAGAGGCAGCGCACCTACTCGGCAAGCCGATCATCACACCCGAGGTGATCTACAGGGACGGTCGTTTGAGCATCAGCCTTGACGGTGTCGATGACGAGCAGCAGCCGAGCGTAGTGGTCGAGGCCAAGACGACTACGAGGTACAGCGTCTACGACTCGAGCGACCTTCCGCAGGAGTGGTTGTGGCAGGGGTGGGCGCAGCAAGCGGTACTCAAAGTTCCTGTCTGGTTCATCGTGTTGGATCGTGACTTGCGGATCAGCCTTGTCGAACTGCCAGAGAACGAGGCAGCGATTGAAGTGTTGAAAGAAGAGACGGAGGTATTCGGATCGTGGGTGGACGGAATCGCACCCCTTGACGAGCCTCTCGACAACTTCAGCGCAGCAGACATCGCTCGCATCTGGACGCCGACAGCAACCACCATCGAGTTGCCTTCAGAGGCCAGCGAATGGCTCGCACAACTCGAGGAAGGCCGTGCCCTACAGAAGCAAGGCGAGGACTTGGAGGCCAAAGCCAAAGATGCGCTCGCACGGTTGATGCTCAACAATGAGATCGGCCTGCTCAACGGGACGCAGGTGATCACTTGGAAGCAGCAAGCAGGACGCAGATCGTTCGACTCAAAGCAGTTCAGGCAGGACAACCCAGATCTCTACGCTCGCTACGAGCGTGAAGGCT